TATTCATAACAATATCTGTTGGGAATACTAGGTACTCATCACCATTCTCATCTTCATATACTGAACCAAAGTTCTCAAGACCGTAGTTAAGCAAGCGCCTTCTCATTAGCGCTCTTGGTCCTTCATTAGCATATAAACGATAAACACGGCGGTGGAAATCTTCTGTTGCTCTTACGAATCTACCAAGGTATCGGATAGATAAAGCAAAGTTAGAACGGATATTAGGGTTATCAACAAACTCTAATACCGCATCTGTAGCCTGATTGACTACAATATTTGTAGCAGTTTTTTCTGCAAGTTCATCTGCTCTAGCACGTGCTTTTGCTGGGTCCATAGATGGGTTTTCAGCCAACATAGCCTTGTAGTGACGGTCAGATAACATCTTCTCGTAGGGCTTAATATCTTTAAAGCCTTTATTAATAGCCACACGCATTGCTGGTAGACGGAAAAACCCTGTTACTTGGCGGTCCATCATATCCAAGGCTTTTTCAGGAAACTTCTCAAATACTTTTTCAATAGTACTAAGGTCAGCCTTAAGACCGTCCAGGTCGGATACTTTACCGCCGCTAACTAAACGGGTATTGATATAGCCAGAGGCTGGACGCATACCAACAGTAGCCTCATCAAACTCTTTCCAACTGATATTAGTAGCAGCGCGTGACCAAGAGTAGGACAAAGGTTTCTTTTGACGGCTAGCAGCCCTTACAACTTCATTGTGCTTGGCTGTCATTAGGTCAAATAGTTTCTGATTAAAACCATCTGCGCTACCGTGGAAGGTAGAACGCATATCCTGAAGCATACGCTCAGAATAAATACGCGCTATCTCTGAATCTGATAATCCTTTTTGGCGGAAGTAAACTGTCTCACCAAAATTAGATAAGGCTGCTTCTAACCTACTAGAATCTAGTACAGCATACATACCAGTTACTTCATTATAGATAGCACCCATCTGCTCCATTAAATCAGTACGCGCTTTAGCAAAATCTATATTGGTTTTTAAGCCATTGTTAGAGTAGAAAATATCTACTGGATTTAACCAACTACCTTCTTGTAGTTTAATTTGGTTATAGCCAAAGCGTAGCGAGAAGTTATCCCACATAGCAACGCCAACTTCTTGCTCACTGAGTTTAGCAATTTCTTTTGGTGTATAAAGAGGAGACTTTTCTAGACCCATCTCTTTAATAAATAAACTTAGTTGGTCAATAGTAAAGGATGCATCAAAGAAATCTGCATCTATCTTACCGACAGATAAGTCTCTAGCACCTGAAGACGCAATAGCACTATTAGAGAAGTTAGAGTTATTTCTAAATACTCGTTTCCAGTTTTCCCATTCTTCGCCATTTACTTTATAGATTTCTTCTATTCTAGAAAGCAGGTTTTCTCTAATTACTAAGGAAGAAACCTCTGACAATGGGACTTCATAACCTAGTTCTTTAGACAAACCAACCCGTAATTGCTCCGATACATCAGCACGTTGGGCTGGCGTTAAGGCTTTGCGCGGGTCAAGGGGTGCTCCGTCAATCTTTACGCCCAGTTTATTGGTTAATGCGTAGAGAGAACCCTTCCAAGGACCAATAGCAGCGCTACTTCCAGTAACAGCCTGTGATGCTTTGATGTCTTTTTGGAATTTACTAGCAAATACAGAGTATAAATCTTGAACTGGTTTAGTTAAATAGTAGAAAAAGCCTTCATCTACGTTAGTTCTGATACCCAAACGTGGTACAAGTGTATAGGCTGCCCAGTTATTGTTCCAGATACGTACAAAATTACCACGTGCTACACCATTGAGCGCCAAAATAAACTTCTTAGCGGGTGTTCCTTTTGGTAATTTATCTAATTTAGCCGTAGCAGAAAGTTGATAAATCATATCAAAAGGCAATTGCTTAATACCTTTTGTTAATTGTGATGGTTGGATAGCACCGCTGCTTGCTAAACGAGCCTCATCATTGTAAACATTAACAGCCATTGGGTGCATCTGTGGTAGAAATACATCCGAGATTGGCAAATCTGTAACAGGTGTAAACCCAGCCTGCTCATTATAGGTCTTCTGCAGAATTTCTAGAATGTCTGTCTCTTCAAGACCCAACCGCTTCATATATGCATACTGCATATTACGAACTGCTGTTAGTTGAACATCAAGTGGTTCATCTAAAAGCATTAAAGTCACAGCATTAGCAATATTTTTTGGCAATACAAGGCTTGCAGTATTGCGTAAGTTGTCTGCGGTCTCAATGGCGTTCTCGCCAAATCTAACAGGACCAGGAACTCTTGTTGCTGCTACGCCTAGTTTATAGGCGATAGCCCTTGCACCCTTAATATCTTTTTGAATTTCAAACAAATCATCAATATTAGGATTGAGCAACTTGTTTTCATCTTCGGCTACCTTGGTAAGAACGGTATATGCTTTAACAGCATCTTCATCTGCACGCTGTAAAACTTCTTTTGTAGTAAGGTCCATCTGGCTAGACGGATTAAATACAGCATAAGCAACTCTATGTGCTGCTGATGTAATTGTTCTTGTTTTACGGGCATAAGGTATGCCGTTCCTGCGGAACGATACGCCATTTACTCTGCCACCAAGCATCATATTGGCATCATCTATATGGGTAAAGAATTGTTTTGCGCTGGCTGCATCAAAGGCTTTACCATCAATGAGGGTCTTAATGGTCTTATCTTCATACCACTCTGGAAAATCAAACTTAATAGATTCTAATATTCCAGCCTTCTTTGCTGGAGTATCTGCTTCTGATAAAGACTTTAAACGTGGACCAAGTTGGTCATCCCATAGTGTTCTAATTTCTGGCTCATTGAATAACCAAGAATAGCCAGACTCAACACCTTGACGCTCTGATACAAACTTAAACTGTTCTGCTAGACGCTGCCCTTTGCTCTTGAACGCAGACATCTTAATGGCTTCGCCCACACTAGTTCTAACACCAGCCACACCACGGGTAGTCAACTTAGCAATTGCTGGTATACCTAAACCAATGTATGTAAGTGGGTCACCAAAGATTGTGTAAAATCCATCTATGAATCCAGAAACTTTTTCTTTTAATTTAGTTTCTGCTTGACGGGCGTTATCAACGCCAGCAATTGCAAGTGCTTGCTTCTTACCTTTTTTGGTAGTTAAATCTATACCAACAAGTTTTAGTGCTTTAGTTGCCCAGTAATTTCCATCTACTGTTTTTCCAGATAGTAGTACATCGTTAACAATGTCACGACCTGGAGAAATCTGAGCATCTACTTTTAGAGCACTTTTAATTTCTTCAAACTTATCAGGCTTGTCATACATAAATACAACAGCCGTCATCATTTCTTCGTCGGCATTACCGTATAGGTCAATAGCACCTTCTACGGTTCTACCCTCTGCCATTGCACGGGCAAGAGTTGTAAGTGCTACACCATAACGTTCTTCATAAGCAGTAACTTTTTCCCACTGCCAATTATTCTTACCATCATAAATATCTTTTATAACACCGTTAGAAAAATCACCACGTTTAGTTACAGGTAATCCTTGACGCTGCGCTTCTGCCGCTTCTCCTGCTTGGCGTGCTGCAGGATATGCAGTCTTATAGGTTTTTTCCCAGCCTTCAAGAAGTTCTAAACCTTTTAAAATAGGACTTGCTAACAACTTAGGTCCAGCAATTGCGCCTTTACCTACAAATTCTAAAAACTCTCTGATAGCACCTTTTTCATCAGCAAACATTGCTCTATCTGGAAAGAACAATTGTATGTTCTGACGGACACTAGGGTCTAGTTCAAGAAATTCTTTACGTCCCTTTGCATCGCCCATAGCCAAAAGGTCTTTGCCTTTTTGGTACTGCTTAGACATCTGGTTTAAAAACTTAGCCTGTTGTGACGACAGCCCAGAAAGACGTGCTGCATTGTAAAGACTAGGGCTAAGTTGGGCTACAGAAGGGTCAATTATTTCTGGCACTATCCAAGACCTTTTTCAAGCATAGCCTGAAATATTAAATCAGTTTCTCCAGTAGGGTCATTCTGTGCAATTTGTCGCAGCACACTAAGAACTGTTGGTTGTGTATTAGGAAGATTAATAACTTCTGAGCCAGGTCCAGGACCAAAATCTACACCTGCAGTAATCGGTTGATTTGGGTTTTGAGTACCAGCGGTAATGCCTACAATCTCTGATTCTGGAGCAGCATACATAGGTGCTTGAGTTTGAGTATTATATGTAGCCTGTCCCTGCCCTTGAGGCAAACCTGAAATATATCTAGCAGGTTGTTGTGACACATTTAAGTCTGTTCTTTCAGACATAGAACCAATCCCAGAAACTTTTTCTACAATATCTGCCATTAGTCCTCATCCTCCTCAAAATCATCCAACGGGTTTTTAATTGGGTCTAAAGGGTCTACTATCCAATCAGGATAACTTGACCTATCCATAGCAAATGCCATTGCAGTTCCTTCATCAAATCCTGCACGAACACAAGCATCATAAACTTCTTTTGCAGCGATTGCCCAGAAATCAATCTTTACTAGTACAGGCTCTTTGGTAGTTCTTTTACGCTTTGGTTGCGGCTTAGCCTTTTTAGTTATCTTCTTACGCGGTGGCATTGTTACCTCCGTATGGCAGTTCTAGCGCTTGCACTTCCCTGTCCCCCAGAACTTAGACTAGATAAAAGAGTTTGTAGTGATGGTGGTTGAGGTGCGCCTCCTGCCAGCGCAGCGGGAGCAGGGGACGGTTGCTCAACCTGAGAAGCGCCAGCAGGAGGTAATTCTGGTGCGAACACTTCTTCAACTGCGTCTTCAATAGCAACGCCTTTCTGGCGTGCTTTGATTACGTCAGCCACCTTTTTGATTACCATAGATGGGTCCCCACCCTGCACAGCCATTTGTGGAATGGCTTGTGTATAGGCTTGTAGAGATTGCACTAGCGACTTACGCATATTCTCAATCTCAATCTTTTCTTGTTCCTGCGTTACGTTAATACCAAAGGGTAGTTCACGCATAGCCAAATCTGTAGAAATTAAACCGCCACCAAGTGCTTGTAGCATAAAGATAAGACCCTGTGCAGGGTTAAGTCCTGCAAGCATTCCGTAGCGAACATCAGCAGAATAATCTTTCTTAATGTCTTTTGCTGGTTTGTATGTAATCTGGTATGGGCTACCAGCATCTACGCCGCGGATAGTCTTTTCATAATCAAAAAACTTCTCATCAACTTCAAAGCAGACAGAGATAACATCTCGTAGTGTTGAAGCAAAGATAGCCTGAGCAGACTTGACCTGTGTGTCAAAGCCTCCCATAAGCGCCTGCACACCTTGTCCCGTGATGATGCTGGCATCAATGTTTCCAGTACGTCCCTCTGGATAACGTGTACCTGTTCTAAGTTCCTGCTGAAGCAACGCTTGTTCAGTGAATGCTCCAGGTGGAATGTTAAGGTCTACACGGCGTACACCTGCTGGGTTAGCGGTGCGAATAATCGCATCTCCACCCATCTCCATTTCGTTAACATCTTGCGGTAGAACAATTGGTGCTTGTACGGATTTTTCCGCTGCTTCCATCGCAAGTAATGCGAACCTGTTGCGAAGCAACTGAATACCGAGCACGTCATCAAACTGTCCACGCATTTCGCCGTCAATAGAAGGACGGCGTGCTACAACTACCATCATCTTGCCAATTGGGTTCTTGGCTTGTGATAGTACTAGGTTGTTGCGTTCTGGCACATACAAGATAGATTGCTGTTCATCATAATAACGAACAACTTCTAACTGGTAATTCATATCGCCCTTGTACATTTCCTTGCCAAGGAGAATATGTGCATACTCAGGGAACTGTGATGCTAGTTCTCCTGCTGCCATATAGTAGCGTTTTGCAAAGGCAATGCAGCGTCCATAGCGGTCAAACTCTGGGTAAGCGCCCACTGGGTTTTCTATACGGATACGCGGCAGCCCTGCTTCTTCGTCCAACTCTATAACGAATGGAACGAAACCGAATGTGATGTAGAGGTCTGCGCCTGTGTACATCTGGACTTGTAAGTCCGAATGAGCAAAATAGTTAGTAGCAATGCGAGTACGTGTATCAGCAAATTTGCGAGCGCGGTCATTAGCCTGATTCGCCGCGGAACAGTTGACTGACGGCAAAGGTGCCATAACTTCTGATAAGTCTCTTGCAACAATATCAATAAAATTTGCAACGACATTGGCATCTACACCTTCAGGAAAAAAATCTGGATAGACAGTTGCAATCTGTCCTTTACGGACAGCAAGAACGTCTTGTTGGCGTGAGTCACGTTCGGCAGCACGTTCACGTAGGTTCTCTACACGTGCAGATATTTGCTCTATAGATAACATTGCCATCCTTAGTTCATTGCTTCATTTTGTAGTAGTTGATTTGTTAACTCTGCTTGTTGTAGTAATTGTCTCCACAACAATATAGCATCTGCGCCTAGACCTAAAAGACCAAACGCAGCGGTTCCTTTACCACCAATAATAGGTGGAGTTTTAGAAATAGATTTATTTATTTGTACTCTTGGTTTTTCACCAGTATGATAAATTTTATAAGGTGCATTTAATTTGTCTAATAATTTAATAAATTCTGAATCAACACCTGGCATATCTCCAACTACAAATTTAGCACCTGCTTGCGCTGCTGCAGTAATTTGATTTACTGTTTCAGGTCTTAAAGGAGTATTTGCTAGTTTGCCATTTCTAGCCAACATAATTGTCTTACCAGATAAATTTCCAGTTGCAGGACCTAGTTTCAATAAACTAGTTTCACTAGATGTTTTGCCAATTGCTTCTGGCTGAGCATTTGTAATTTGTGCTTGCCTAGAAATATCTTGCAATTCAACTATTGCTGCATTAGCAATTTTTCTCATTGCTACATCTTTGGCATCTCCCATAGGGGTGCCCTTGCCTGCATTACCGCCAGAAATTTTAACAGTGTTTTGTTTACTTAGTTTTTCAAATTCTTTCATACCTTCAAGTGCACGACGGTCTGCTTCACTTTGTGTGACTGACTGTGCCAAAGGATTTACTTCACCAGTGCCTACATCCCTTAACATAGTGGCTTCTTTAATAGCAGCCTCTCGGTCAAGCAAAGCATCTCTTGCAGCCTGAGCAGCACGGTCAATTAAATTCTGTTCTTCTCTGCTAACAATACTGCCCGATGCTTGACGTAGTGATTCCTGAATAGTTTCTCGTTCAGTTTTTCTACGGGCACGTTCAGCAGCAATTTCAATAGCCATAGGTAAAGACTTGGCTAATGATGGTTTAGAACCAGGTGCTCTTGTCATACCACGCATAGTTCCTTCACGGACACCTTGCGCTACATCTTGTTGTTCTTGCGTTCCTTTAAAACCTTTTTTGCCAGTAGGTTTTACTTTAGTAACTTCTACTTTTTTAGTATCTGGTGCTGGTACAGGAATGTTTTCTTGTCTTACCTCACCAGTTTTAAATGCACGAAAACTTTCACGGGCAATATCACGTTTAACAAGTGGACCTTCTGGTTCTTGTTGTGTTGCGCCAAGAACAGGAGAAGGAACGGTAGGTGGACCGCCTTGAACGCCGCCAGGAGTTACAGGTCTAGACATAGCGACATTACCACCAGGAGCCTTTGACATCTCCTTAATGACTTCTTTCAAGTCTTTCTTTAGTGGTTTATTCTCAGCCATTTATCCTACCCGTAAGTTTGTTGCCATTGCTCTGCAAAGGCTTCATCTAGATTAATACTTATACGTCGTTCTTTCTGCGCTCTTGTTGCCCAGCGGTTGTTAGCCCACCTTTGCACGTTAGAGTTTTGCTGCATAAATTCACGACAGCGAATAACACCAAACCATAACGCCATCACACAGTCAGTCTTACCTCTGGTATCAGGCTTCCAGGTTATGAGTTGTTGAACTAAAGCCTTAAGCCCCTCAGAAGATTCAGTACTTGGGAGTTCAAGGATGTTGTTTTTCTGAAACTTTCCGTCACGAGAAGTTCCGAACAATGTTGACATTGAGGCAACTCCAAAGTTTGTGTCCCATTTGTTTTTGCCTGTGAAGTGAGAATTAAGTCGTACACCGTGAGAAGCAAGCCAGTTTCGTAGGTCGTCGTCAAGGGAGTACGCTTTTTGGTGTGCGTTGATTTCCACTCGGAACTCTTGCGGTTTATATGCCAACGTAAAATCTTCAATTGCTTGCCTAATCTTTTGTGGTGTTGGTTCTGCCATATTCAGACAGTCCAGCACATAAATCTTGCCATCGTGTCTGTTGTAGGTCATAGCAACAAAAGCAGCGTTACCAGACATAGCAGGGTCAAAGCCTATGACAGTGTAACCTTCAACAGCGTTAGGATGTCCTGCAGCACCAGGTCTTAGGTTGCCACGCTTACGCATTCCGTTGATAGAACCTTGTACTAACTCAGGCGGGAAAATTGAGTCCTCTGTGACATCTTCTTGCTGGTAGACCAGTGCCCACGTAGATGGAGTCACCTCTCCTCTACGTCTGGCTAATGTCGGTCCGTCCCATTTCGGGTATAGCCCTTGCTCGTCAGGTGTTTCATCATCGCCATCCCACGGAGTGTCCGACTTTGCCCAGAGGGTAACCCAGTCTTTCGGCTTCTCCCCATACTCCAGAACAGCAGGCATACCCATATACGTAAATGGGCTTTTGCCCCCTGACCAATGCTTCGGGTCACGGAGTTCCTTATAAAAGTCTGTCGGCGCAATTCTTGTCCCTACTACTAGCAATTTACCATTTTTGCCAAGACGGGTAATAACTTCTTTTTGTAGCCAGTTAATCTGCTTTTCATACTCGTGAGCGTTAGCGGTAGTGATGCAGTCATCTAGAATGATGAGGTCGGCACGGGCACCGTAGATTTGACCCCCCATACCGAGCGCCTGAATAGTCGGGTCTTTTTCCGATGAATTACGGGCATCGCTTCCCAAGTAGACGGTATCAACACGCCAGGTATCAGAGTCTTCTTTCCATCCCCCTTCTGGTCCGAATGTTGTCTGCAACTTCAACCAGCGCGGGTGGCTTAACCTTTGTTTAATTGCGTACACGAATTCCCGTGCTTTGATAAGCGTCTTAGAAACTACGATGATTCTAACGTTGGGATTAAGTGCGATGCGGTAAGTAGAGTAGTTCACCGTTATCACGGTGGACTTAGCGTGCTCAGGTGGCACGTTTATGAGTAAGCGGTTTGGGTCGCCCTTCTCATAAATCATATTAGGGTGTAGCCAGGAAGGCTCCCTATCTTCCAGCAGGTCTACCCAGTCTTGATGGTGGGGGAAGACCTTTTGGTCTAAAAACATTTCAGAGAACTGCGGGAAGGATATATCCTCACGGGCAATTCCCAAAGCCTTAATGGAACGCTCTTTGGCGTTCTCCTTTGCCTCAGCCAGATTGGCGGCAAATTCTTTATCTCGCATCATCCAGATGCGAACAGTATCGGGCTTTTTGCCCAACTGCTCCATAGCCCTGTGTACAGACATACCCTCGGCTACAAGGGCTAAAACTTTAGCCTTGGCTTCAGCCATAGCCTTTGTTCTAGGGTTGTTAGCCTTTTGAAAAGTCACAGAACTGTCCCATCTACAATAGTCAGTACAGTCAGAACAGACAGTTAGAAACAGATAGTAGATACAGTCTGTAACGCAAGCCCTCAAGGCTTGCTACTGTACGGGACTATAAATAGTCCCTACTATCTATTAATCCGTTCAAACAGCCATTCCGAACGCTTTTTTGGCAAAGTGTTACCTAACTCACAGAATAGGCTATCTAAAATAGGACATAATAGGACAGAGCAGGGGCATAGGGTTTGTACGGGAAAATAGTTCTGGGAGATACAGTTATTGCTATACAGCGGATTTAATAAGTCTGGGGTCTGATAGATACAGATAGAACAGAGCCAGCAGGCTATCTGTTCTGTACAGATAGGCGTGTGACAGTTCTCTATCGCTCGGCACTATCCCTGTCGCCTCGCCCTGTATAAATAAATCTGTGACAGGCTGGTTTAAATCAGAAATTGAAAAGACCTAGCAGTTCTGTAAAGCAGTTGAACAGAGCACTGCTTGACAGAACTGCATTTGTAGGAGATGTAGTTATAGGAGATACCTATAGCGGAAAGGTAATAGTGAACGACCAACTAATCTATAAAATCTATTGCCCGTGTGACCTAAGGGAACCAATCTACGCCGCACTTAGTAGTAGTGAGTTCCTTAAGGTGGGCGATTATCCACTCTGTGATTGTGGCAATGCTCTAAAGATGACCCTAATCGGGATTGAGTCTGACGACGATATGCCCGATATGCCAGAAGACAACAAAGATTGGACTCCAGACAATGAGTGAATCACTAGGCATCAGTATCCAAACTATGTGCTATCAGTGCCAAGCACTCACCGAACTCTGCCCCGATTGTCAGGAAATGAAAGACAGTCGGGACATCTATCAGGCTCATCAGATTGTTGATGAGTCTGAAGATTACTACGTTGCTACATTCCGCGGTACAGTGCTTAAGGCTGTACCTGACAAGAACATAGCCAACGGTGGCTCTGTAGCAGAGCCAAGACCGCTCAGCGTCGCACGCGACGCAGAGAGCGGTCACGATTGGGTATCATCTCTCCAGCGCATCTCTGATAGGAAAATCCGTATCAGAGTCGTTGGAGAATGGAACGACGAGCGAGTCGTCGTTGAAGAAATTGACGGCGAAGAACGTGCCGAATTTCTTGACCCAATCAGCGTAATCACAGACCGAACCTATGACTTAGAAACTTCGGTCACAGTCACAGCAAATGAAACTATCTGCCAAGACTGCCACTATCTACACAACAGGGCTATCAAGTGCCCAAACTGCAACTAATCTAACCAAGGGCGTACCCGTCACAAGTGACGGGTATCCGCCCAACAAAAAGTATATAAGGAGACACAATGAACACAGTAAACAGTTTCACCTTCAACAACGCTCTACTCAAGTCAGTTCGTGACTATGGCAACGTAGTCAAAGGCATCGTTCAATCACGTCAAACGGAGTACACTCCAGACGGTCAGATGCGTAGCCGTTTCATCGCAAGTCGTCAGGTCACCTTCACAGACCCAGACATCATTGCCCAACTACGTCCACTCATTACAGATAACTCTGAGTTCGTAGTCAACCTTTCAGGCTATCTCACAACTACAGTTCGTGAAGATAAGGGACAGACCAAGTGGTACGACAATCAAATCGTTACCGCTTTAGAACTTCTATAGTTCAATCCAGCAGGGCAGAGGCTTCGGTCTCTGTCCTGCTTTTCCAAACCGCCGCGTACTACAGCAAGAACGATGCGAGTCAAACCAGAATTTAGGAGCAGTCTATGTATATAGATACAGGCACACTGATAGCCACAGTCATAGCACTAGTCAGTCAGTTTATTTTATTGGTAGTTGTATTCCGTTCTTCCTATAAGTGGGAACAGGAATACCGCAAGGTAGTCAGATTATTAAAAACAGAAAGGGCAGCCCGTGATTACAGCGTTCGCAACTCGTAGATGTCCAGTCTGCTACAAGACTGGCACAATTATGGTAGATGAGAAAGAACTATTCGCCTATCTCAGGGGAGAATATGTTCAAGTTGCATTCAAGTCCTTGACAGTGCCACTACGAGAGCAGATAATTAGTGGTATGCATCCTAAATGTTGGGAAGCAGTATTCGGACAAGACCGTGAGGAGACTTACAATGGGTAGACAAATACTAGACCAATGCTTCAAGTGTGATACAGATATTTGGGTACCAGAACGAGACTATATGGATAACAGAAACTTCTGCTATCCCTGCGCTATGAGTTATGCAGGGATAGAACCATCTGAGTATCCATTCCCAATAGATAACATCCCACTTGAAAATGAAGAAGTTAACAAAGCAAGAACAGAGCAGGCAATAGGATGAGTCTATTACAAGAACTACAAGAGATTAACAAATGGCTAGACCAAATCATATGGGAGGTAAACAAGTTCAATGAAACCATTGAAGACTTGGCAGCACGAAACAACTTCCGCATTACAGATACTAAAGAAGAATAGAATCAATGCTGATTACTTTGAGCGCTACTACCGTAGCAAATCTTGGGAGTCAGACGAGAAGCAATGGCGTCTAGTAGGTATAGTACTAGATGGTATTATAAAAGAACTAACAGAACTAGGAGACTAAAATGGCAACAAGCGTATCGCTACACAGGATAGACTTCAGCAAAACTGAAGTAGTTAAACTAGATAACAGTTGGGTAATACGGTTCTATGATGATGAGCGCAATAACATATCTTTATTTGTAGATAGAGCGCAAGATATATACGAGTTGTCTAAGCAGTTGGTATCACTAGCAGTTGCAGAGATAGCCAACGCGGGTAAAGAAACAACCAATGTCTAAGCAACAAGAGTGCGAAGTCTGCTGGGCTGGCAAAGAAGGCTACCATAAAGAAACACCCTTGTATAAATACAAAGGTTCTATTTATTGCGAGCAGGATTTAGACCGAGCCATAGCAGAAGGGTGGCACAATGCCTAACTGGACAGTATGGGTAGGCGGAGTAGAAGTAAACGAGTACTATGTAGACAAGGACAAGGCTGATGACATAGCCAAGTTCTGGATTAATGAAGGCTATACTGATGTCACAGTAGAGAGAGTTGAGATAGGAGTATGAGTGAAGTTATCTTTCCACACATCCCAACAGCAATCACCTGGCTATACATCATTGGTATTGGGTATTGCATATACAGATGGAGTACTAAATGAAGACCAAGTTAGCAGCGCTATTCAGTTGGGCATTGACGCTATCCAGCGCTCTCTTTCCCAGTCAGTCGTATGCAATAGCAGTAGCAGACAGGCTCTCAGAGAAGGACGAGTCAGTCAAGAAACACCGCAAGGAAATACTTTGGACCAAGTCCTTGAGCAAATCCTATGCCAAGGCTCTCATCTCAGCACAGTATGAGACGTGGGGAGCATCAGAATTCCGTGCCCTTAAGAAATTATGGGGCAAAGAATCTGCGTGGGACCATACAGCAGATAACCCTAAGTCCACTGCATTCGGTATCCCACAGATACTAGGTATGAAACCTAACACTCCTGCGCCCGAGCAGATTGCTCGTGGCTTGGAGTATATCCAACACCGATACGGCAAACCATCAGTAGCGTGGGCGCATTGGCGCAAGCACGGCTGGTATTAGAATTCTTGTTGTCTCGTTCCTTGCAATTCGCCTAGGAACCAACAACAAGATGTCAGAGAGATGCAGGTCTAACCAGCGTAATCTGATAAGTGCTGGGTTCGCAATGATACCCGAGTAAGAGTGTCGTAGTCGGCAC